GTGGGTTTCTTTATTTGGAGGGACGGGTTGACGCCTAGGCAACAGCGTTTCGTACGTGAGTATCTGGTCGACCTCAACGGGACACAGGCGGCCATTCGGGCCGGCTACACGAAACGGAGCGCGCGCACGATCGCCCAGGCCAACCTTCGCAATCCGTCGATCGCGGACGCGATTTCGGTCGCGGCGAAGCAACGGGCCGAACGGCTGGACCTGTCGGCGGACCGCGTCTTCGCCGAATATGCGCGCATCGCCTTCGCGAATATGGGCGACTATGCCCATTTTGGCCCCGACGGCGTGACCCTTGCCGATATGTCCAAGCTTTCCGAAGCGCAAACGGCCGCAATCGCCGAGGTGTCGGAGTCCAAGACGCAGCATGGCGGGACCGTTCGCTTCAAGCTGCATGACAAGCTCGCCGCGTTGAACGCCCTTTCCCGCCATCTCGGCCTGGGCGCGCCGGACGGCCGTGGCCGTGATGACGAGGCGGAAGCCACGCTCGACGCGTATGAAATCGCGCGCCGCATTGCGTTCGCCCTCAAACAGGGCGAGGCGGCTTTGCCCTGCTCCGAGCAGAAACGGATGGATGACGAATAGGCGCCGGTTGCCCGACGGGGAGGGAGGAACGCGTTGAACGAGCCGACCTTGCTTGACCAGATCGTCGATCGGTTCGAACAGCTGGGCGCCGATGAGCGCCGTGCGGTCGCCGAAGCGGCTCGCGTCGCGGCCGGCGACCGGATCTGGCTGCCAAATCCAGGTCCGCAGACCGAGGCCTATTTTTCGCCGGCTGATGTCGTTTTGTTCGGCGGTCAGGCGGCCGGCGGCAAAAGCGACCTGCTGCTTGGCCTGGCGGTTTCCGCCCATCGGCTCAGCCTTGTCATGCGCCGGGAATATGTGAGCCTGTCCGGCCTTACCGAACGCATGGGGAAGATCGTCGGCCGGGATCGGGTGCGCCTTGCGCCGCCGCCGCGGGCGACGACGGCGGATGGCCGCATCGTCGAGTTCGGCGCGGCGCAGCGCCCCGGCGATGAGGAGAAATTCCAAGGTCGCGGACGGGATTTCTTGGGCCTCGATGAAGCCGCGCAATTTTTAGAATCCCAGGCCCGGTTCCTGATGGGGTGGGTCCGCACGGCGGATGCCGGCCAACGCGCCCGCGTGGTTATGGCGACGAACCCGCCGCTGGACGCGCGCGGGGAATGGATTTTGCCGATGTTCGCGCCCTGGCTCGACAGCGGACACGTCAATCCCGCCGCGCCGGGCGAACTCAGATGGTTCGTGACGGCGCCGGACGGAGAGGAAATCGAGGTTCCGGACGGGCGGCCGATCCAGATCGCCGGGGCGGAGTTTCGGCCCCGGTCCCGCACGTTCATTCCGGCCGCGCTGGCCGACAATCCCTATTTGGCGCGCACCGACTATCGCGCGCAGCTCGACGCGTTGCCGGAGCCCCTTAGAAGCGCCGTTCGCGATGGCGACTTCACGGTCGCCCGCCAGGATGATGAGTGGCAGATCCTGCCCTCGGCCTGGGTTCGGGCCGCCCAGGGGCGCTGGCGGGCGACGCCGCCGGATGTGGCGCCCATGTGCGCGATCGGCGTCGACGTCGCCCGGGGCGGCGCGGACCAGACCGTGTTGGCGATACGCCACGACGGCTGGTTCGCGCCGCTCGTCGTCAAGCCGGGCCGGGAGACGCCGCTGGGTTCCGATGTCGCTGGCCTCGTCGTCGCGCGCCGGCGGGACAACGCGCTTCCCGTCATCGATATGGGCGGCGGCTATGGCGGCGCTGTGATCGAACATCTTCAAGCGGCGAACGCAATCGCCTGCCAGCCCTTCGTGCCGGCCGGCGGTTCGACGGGGCGAACGGCGGACGGTCAGCTCAAGTTCGCCAATCTGCGGGCGGAAGCGTGGTGGCGGTTCCGCGAAGCGCTCGATCCCGATCAGACGGATGGCTCGCCTATTCAACTGCCGCCGGACCCGGCGCTGTTGCGCGATCTGACGGCGCCGACCTTCCGGGTCGGTCCGCGCGGCATCCAGGTCGAGGCGAAGGATGAAATCAAGGCCAGGTTGGGCCGTTCGCCGGATCGTGGCGACGCCGTCGTCATGGCTTGGTTCGGCGGCCCGCGTTGGCGAACCCACGAGAGCCAGTGGCGCAGAAGCGCAAGTTCAACAGCGTGGCCCAAGGCCGTTCTAGGCCGCGCGCACCAGAAACGTAGGAGATAGTCGTCATGGGCGGATTGTTCGCGACCCCGAAGGCGCCGGCCGTGCCCGAGCCCACGCCGATTCCGGATCAGGACGATGAGGCGATCCGGCGTGCGCGCCGACGCAGCCTTTCAGCGGCGCGCAACCGTTCCGGCGTTCTGTCGACGATTAGGCCGTCGGCGGGCGGCGCGCTTGGCGCTGCCGCCCCTGGCGGCGCAACCGTGTTGGGCGGCGCCCAGAACTATTCCGGCAAGACGATGGGAGGCCGATGATGAGGCCAGCGCCCGCCGCCAATCGCGAGGCCGAGGCCGCGCCAGCGATCGGATTGGCCTCTCCCGGCGCGCCGCCGGATCGTCCGTCCATCGACGTCGCCGTTCGCGAACGCGCGAAGCGTCTGCTTCAGGACGGCGACAAGCTGTTCTCGAGCCGCATGCCGCTGCTGTCGCTTTGGCAGGACATCGCCGAGATGTTCTACGTCGAGCGCGCGGACTTCACGGCCGGCCTGAACCCGGGCGCGGATTTTGCGAGCCATCTGACCACCGGTCATCCGCTCATGGTGCGCCAGGAGCTGGCGAACGCGATTGCGGGCATGTTGCGGCCGCCCGGGCGCGCCTGGTTCAAACTGGTCTTGAAGGGTCGGGGCGGGGCCGCGCCGTCCCAGGCGGTCGCCGCATGGCTGGAGGAATCCGGCCATCGTATGCGGGCCGCGATGTACGACAGGGACGCGGCGTTGCAGCGGGCGACCAAGCAGGCGGACAACGACTATGTTTCGTTCGGCAATGCTGTCATCTCCGTCGAGCCGAACTGGCGAGACACGAGCCTGCTCTATCGGAACTGGCATCTGCGGGACACGGTTTGGCGCGAGGACTTCGCCGGCCGCATCGACGAAGTACACAGACGCGCGAAGTTCTCTGCGCACGATCTGATCGACCTGTTCCCGGAGACCTGCGCGCAAGAGCTCTACGCCATGTCGCCGGAAGAGCGCCGCGCCCGGCAGATCGAATGCCGCCATATCGTCGTGCCTTCCGCGCGTTATGGCGATGCGTCGATCGCCGCGCCGTACGTCTCGATCCACCTCGACGTCGAGCATGACCATGTGATGGAAGCCGTCGGCCGTCCCACCCTGGGCTATGTCATTCCGCGCTGGCAGCTTGTCGGCGGATCGGTCTACGGATACTCGCCGCCGGCGGTGGCGAGCGTCGCGGACGCGCGCATGCTGCAGGATATGACGCGCACGATCCTGGAAGCCGGCGAAAAGGCGGTCGATCCGCCCATGGTCGCGACGCAGGAGGCGGTGCGCTCTGATCTGGCGCTGTATCCAGGCGGCGTCACCTATGTGGACGCCGCCTATGACGAACGGCTCGGCGCGGCGTTGCGGCCGATCAGCCATGACAGCTCCGGGCTGCCGATCGGCATGGAAATGCAACAGGACACGCGCAACCAGATCGCGGCCGCCTGGATGTTGAACAGGCTGCATTTGCCAACGAATGGCGGCGGGATGACCGCATATGAAGTCGGCCAGCGGGTGCAGGAATATATTCGCCAGGCGATCCCGCTGTTCGAACCGATCGAGGCCGAATATAGCGGCGCGCTTTGCGAAGAAACCTTCCGTACGTTGCGCGCCGTAGGCGCGTTCGGCCGGCCGGAGGAATGGCCGGAGGACTTGAACACCGACGCCGTGGCGTTCGCGTTCGAGAACCCCTTTACATCCGCAGGCGACGGTCAGGCGCTTTCTCAGTACGAAGCCGTGTCCGCCCTTCTGGCCCAGCAGGCCGCGCTCGACCCTGCGGCGGCGACGGAGATCGAGCCGCGACGGATGTTCCGGGACGCCATCAAGGCGACCGGCGCGCCTGCCGCTTGGCTGCGCGACATCGAGACGGCGGATGAGGCGCGCGGCGCGTTGATGCAGGAACGGGCGTTGCTCGACGGGCTGGCCCAGTTGGAGGCCGGCGGGCGCGCCGCCCATGCGGTCGGGGCGGGCGCCGGCGCCCTTTCGGAAGGAGTCGGCGCCGGCGTCGGCGATCTGTTGGCGGCTATGGGCGCGGAAGTCGGCGAAGCCGACGATGCCGAAACCCTCGAAGCGGGCGATGACGAGATGGAGGATGAAATTTGAAGGCGCATAAGGCGCAACCATGGTTGCCGGCCGACTACGACGCCGCAGAACATCACGCCGTCCTGGCGTTGAGCCAAGGCGCTGCGACGCCGGAACAGCAAAATCTCGCCTGGAACTGGATCCTGTTCGCGGCCGGGTATGGCGACAAATCCTTTCGGCCAGGCGGTCTCGCCGGACAGCGGGAGACCGATTTCGCGGAGGGCAAGAAGTGGGTCGCCGAACAGATGAACAAGCTAGCCCGCACCAACCCGGCAATTCACGAGCGAGGCCGAAATGACTGAACCTGAGATCCCTGAATTTGGTCCGCATGCGGACGTCGGCGACGACCTGATCCGCGGCGACGGGACGCCGAATCCGTCCGACACCGACGACGGCGCTTCGTATTCGCCGAACGACGTCGCCTGGCCCGAGGACTGGCGCGCTCGCCTGGCGAACGGCGATCAGCGGTTGGCGCGGCGACTGGACCGGTTTGCGGAACCTCGCGCTGTCGTGGACTCGTTGCTGGCGGCCGAGAACCGGCTCCGCGGCGCCGCCGACCGTCGGCCGCCGGCGGAAGACCCGGCGGATCTGGCCGCATGGCGCGCCGCCAATGGCGTTCCCGACGCGCCGGACGCCTATGACGTCGCGTTGCCGGATGGCGTGGTTCTGGGGGAAGTCGATCAGCCGTTGGTCGATGGCTTCCTGGCGTCCGCCCATGAAGCCAATATGTCGAACGCCCAGGTCAGTCAGGCGCTCGATTGGTATTTCCGCCAGCAGGATGAAATCGCCGCCGCGCAGTCCCGCCGGGACGAGACGACGCACCAAGAGACCGTCGAAGAACTGCAAGGGGTTTGGGGACAGGATTTCCGGGCCCGCGTGAACCGGTTGCATGCCTTTCTGGACGAGGCGCCGGAGGGCGTGAAGGAAAACCTGATCGGCGCGCGCATGGCCGACGGCTCCCTTTTTGGCGACTGCGCCCCGGCGTTGCTCTGGCTGGAGCAACTGGCGGCTGCGGCTTCGCCGGCGGCCACGTTGGTTCCTGCGGGCGGCGGCGGCGGACAGGCGCTGGCGGACGAAATCGCGTCGATCGAACGCCGCATGGCCGAAGACCGAACGGGATACTTCAAGGACGAAGCGATGCAGGCGCGCTATCGCGACCTGCTCGCGGCGCGGGAGAAGCGCAGTCGATAGCGCGTTCCCCGGTCCGACGCCGTCGGCTTGCCGTTTTGACGAACTCCCGACGGACCAGCGCATCTGTTTGATGTTTTTCATTTAAATGCAAAGGCACAGAAGTGTATGCGGAATAGTTTCCGTCTCGGGTTGACGGGAACATAGATAGAACATATATAGATGGCACGGACAGGTGTATCCGGCGGGCGCTGATCGAACAGAGCGTCGCGCATTTCGACGGCCGGCCGCCCCAGGCAAGACGTTGACTGCCTGGATTCGGCGTCGAGACCCACCATTCAGCCCAAGTGTTTGGCCCCGAACGTGGGGGCGAGCGGCCCCGCGCTTCGCGCGGCCGACCCGTTTGCCTGCGCGTTCGGCCGACCCATCGCGCGGCTCCAATCATTCAACGAAGGAGCAAGCAATGATGACTGCGGCGGCAGCCCAGACTCAATATCGCCAGGAGTTCGTCTCCGGCTTCGAACAACGAACCTCCCTGCTGCGCCAGTCGGTGACGCGGGAAGCAATGATCAAAGGCAATCAGGCCACTTTCCTGGTCGCGGATTCCGGCCAGGCGACGGCCCAGACGCGCGGCAGCAACGGCAAGATCCCTTCGCGTTCGGACAATCTCAGCCAGCCGACGGCTACCCTGGTCGAAAAGCACGATCTGGTGCAGCGCACCGGGTTCGACATCTTCGGCAGCCAGGGCGATGGCCGGCGCATCATGCAGGAAACGTCCATGGCGGTCGTCAACCGGGATATCGACCAGTCGATCCTGGCGGAGCTTGGGACGGCGACGCAGGACACCGGTTCGGCGACCACGGCGTCGCTTGCGCTGGCGCTGAAGGCGAAGACCATTCTCGGCAACAACGAAGTGCCGTTCGACAACAATATCTCGGCCGTCATCACCCCGGCGTTCCACGCCTATCTGATGCAGGTCGACGAATTCGCGAGCGCGGATTTCGTCAACAACAAACCCTTCTCCAGCGATCAGCAGATGTTCCGATGGATGGGCGTGAATTGGATCGTGCATCCCAATCTCGCCGGCAAGGGCACCAACGCCGAGGTGTGTTTCATGTACCACGCCAACGCCATCGGCCACGCGGCCAATGTGGACGGCATGGAATGCGAAGTCGGCTACAACGGCGAGCAGCAGTATTCCTGGGCGAGGTGCTCCATTTTCATGGGCGCCAAGCTTCTGCAGAACGCCGGCGTGGTCGTCATCAATCACGATGGCTCGGCCTACGCGGCGAGCTGACAGGAGGACTGACCATGGCATACAGCACCACCAACCCGCCGAGCCTAATTTCCGAGGGGATCGGCGGCGGCGGTTCGCTCTGGCTTTACAAGTCGGCGGACGATGACGCGACCGTCAACGGCGCGGGCTATGTCTCCAATGCCGGCGATCTTGGCATGGAGGTCGGGGACCTCGTGCTCGTGATCGATACGGACACGCCGAAAGGCTCGTTCCACTTCGTTGCGAGTTTGTCCTCCGGCGCGGCCACCCTGGCGTTCGGCGCGGTCGCCTAAAGCGAACGCGAACGCCATTGAACCTTCGGGCGGAGCGGCCGACTGGCCGCTCCGCCTTTTCTTTTCCTCGTCTCAGAAATCGATCCCTCGCGAAGGAGGCCAGCCATGGCGACCCGAAAGACCCAGCCCCAGGCCGAAGCCCGGCAACTCTCTCCGCCGCGTCTGAAGCTGGCGGAGTATGTGCGTTCGCCCTATCGGGTCGAGCCCGACGCCGGCGCGCGCCTCGACGACGTGCTTACGCCGGATTACTTCGGTCACGTCGCCGGGCGGCTGCGCCCCGGGGACAGGCTGGAGATCATGCCCGAATGCATGTCCTGGTATGCCGAAGCCTTGGTCGTCGACGCCACGCGATTGTCGGCGCGCATTCAGCTGACGCTGGGGCCGATCGAACTCGACGCGGGCGAGCAGGTGCTGGCCAACGACCACTTCGAAGCGCGCTGGATCAGCCCGGCGGCCCGGTTCGGCGTCGCCCGCAAGGCGGACGGCGCATTGATGGCGAAGCATCTCGCCAGCAAGGCCGATGCCGAACAGTGGATCGCCCAACGTGTTGGCATGAAGGCGGTCGCTTCGCCCGCCTCCCAGGCTGATAAAGGGCCGGCGGCGTGACGGACCGGCTCGCGCTCTACAACAAGGCGCTGCTCTATTGCTCGGAGCCGCCGCTGGCGAGCCTGGAGGACGATGTCGTGTCCCGGCATGTGCTGGACGCCGTTTGGGCGGATCGCGCCGTCGCCAAGATCCTGGAAGAAGGGTTGTGGAACTGCGCTTTGCGGTCTCTCGAACTGGTCTACGACCCCAGCGTGGCGCCGCCGTTCGGCCAGGCGCGCGCATTTCGGCAGCCCGATGATCTCGTCCGCGTGAACGCTCTCTGTTCGGACGCGCGAATGTTGCGGCCGCTGCTCAGCTATCTCGATGAAGCCGGCTACTGGTTCGCCGACGTCGATGCGATCTTCGTGAGCTTCGTCTCTGACGATCCGAACTTCGGCGGCGACCTCTCGCGCTGGCCGCCGTCGCTGGCGGATGCGGCGGCGCGCTGGATCGCCGCCCAAGCTGCGCATGGCTTCAACAAGGCTGAGGCGCAGATCTTCCGCATGGAAGCGGCGGCGGAACGCGCTTTCAGTCTAGCCCGCAACAGAGACGCAATGAACCAACCGACGCGTTTCGTCCCGCCGGGCCGCTGGATGTCGGCGCGGGCGGGTCGGCAGGGAAGGGACGACGGCTTATGAGAGTGAATCCAGCCCTGTTGGCTTTCAATCGCGGCCTTGTATCGCCCTTGGGGCTTGCGCGGATCGATATGGAGCGATTGCGACTTTCGGCCGAGGAGCAGACCAATTGGATCCCGCGCACGCTCGGCTCGATGATGTTGCGGCCGGGCCTGGAGTATCTGGGATCGACCTTGAACGACAGGCGTTCGATCTCCATGCCGTTTCTATTCGAAGCCAATGACCTGGCGCGCATCGAGCTGACGGACGGTTGGATGCGCATCTGGATCGACGATGCGCCGATCACGAGGCCGGCCGTCGCGGCTCGGGTCGTCAACGGCGATTTCTCCGACGGTCTGGTCGGTTGGACGTCTTCGGACGAAACCGGCGCGGAGTCGAGTTGGTCCAGCGGGCGCATGAGCCTGCGCGGCACCGGAGCAAGCGCAGCTAAACGCTGGATCCAAACATTGGTCGCGAGCGGTCAGGCTGGGCTTGAGCATGCATTGCGGGTCGTCGTCGCGGAAGGGCCGGTCACGCTGAAGGTCGGCTCGGCGCCAGGCGCCGACGACATGCTCGGCGAGACGACGCTGACTTCCGGAGAACATTCCCTTGCGTTCGCGCCGAACGCGGGCGCATTCACCATCATGGTCTCCCATCGAGGCGAACACACGGCCTTGCTGGAGTCCATCCAGGTCGAAGGCGCGGGCGACCTTGCCTTGCCGATGCCCTACGGCGAAGCGGACATCTCGAATGTGCGTTGGGCGCAGTCCAGGGATGTCGTGTTTCTTGCATCCGACGGGGTCCATCCCCTGCGGTTGGAACGTCGCGGCCGCCGATCATGGTCGGTCGTACGCTATCAGACCGCCGATGGTCCGTTTCTTGACGAGAATCTGTCGCGCGCGACATTGGCGCCGTCCGCGCTTACCGGCGATGTGACGCTGACCGCGTCCGCCGAGGTGTTCCGTCCAGGCCATGCGGGCGCGCTTTTTCGCCTTGCGAGCTCCGGGCAGCGCATCAGCCGCACGATAAACGCCGAAGATGTGTTCACGGCCCCGGGGGTAAGGATCACGGGCGTCGAGAAGGACCGACAGTTCACCATTTCGGTTTCGTCGACCGGCTCGACTGTGACCTTGCAGCGCGCGATCGGGGCGGACGAACCTTTGATCTATGAGGACGTGCAGACGTTCCCCAGCAACTCATCGGATACGTTCGATGACGAATCGGACAATCAGATCATCTACTACCGGCTTGGCGTTAAGACCGGCGACTTCGTCGACCCTGTCGAAGTGTCGATTTCCTATCCGCGCGGATCGATTGACGGCATAGCGCGCGTGACCGCTGTGACGTCGCCGACGAGCGCCAAGGCGACTGTCCTCCGCGCTTTCGGCGCGACGGATCCGACATCCTTCTGGGCCGAAGGCTCCTGGTCCGACGTGCAAGGCTGGCCGACCGCGGTCGCCTTGTTCGAGGGGCGGTTATGGTGGGGCGGCCGTGGCAAGCTTTGGGGGTCGGCGTCCGATGCATTCGCCAGTTTCGACGCGGAAATCGAAGGTGGATCGGGGCCGATCGACAAGACGATCAGCGACGGACCGTCAGACGTGGTCGCCTGGATCGCGGCGGGCGAGCGCATGGTTCTGGGCGCGCTTGGCGGCGCATTCGAAGCGTTCTCGTCCAGCTTGAACGAGCCGTTGACGCCGAGCGCATGCGCGCTGCGCCGGTTCTCCACGACCGGATGCGCGAATGTTCCCGCCATGTCTGTCGATGGGCGGGTCCACTTTGTCCAGCGCGCCGCCAGAGAGATGTTAGAGGCGCGGTCGATCGATTCCGGCGGGCGGCAGGCGGCGCTCCGCCTGTCGGCGCATGCGCCGGAAATCGGCGGGTCGGGGTTTGTGCGGCTTGCCGTACAGCATCAGCCCGACATTCGGGTTCACTGCGTCAGGGCGGATGGAACAGCCGCCGTCCTCGTCACCGATCCGGCGGAGGAAGTGCGGTGTTGGGTCGAGGTCGAAACGGACGGCGAGATCGAGGACGTGTCCGTCCTGCCGAACGGCGTCGAGGATGCCGTCTACTACACGGTGAAGCGTCTCGTCGACGGGAAACCGCGCCGGTTTCATGAGCGCTGGGCTTTGGAGGAAGACTGTCGTGGCGGCCCGCTGAACCGCCAGGCGGACAGCTTCGTCATCTACGACGGGGCGCCGACATCCGTCATTTCGGGGCTGGAGCATCTTGAAGGACGCGAAGTGGTGGCGTGGGCCGATGGCACAGCGCGAGCGAACGCAGTTGTCTCCAATGGCGCTATCACGCTATCCGGCGCGCCGGCCGCGCAAGCGGTCGTCGGACTACCTTACAGCGCCCGCTTCAGAAGCGTGAAGCTCGCCTATGGCGGGCGCAAGGGCGCAGCGCTTGCTCAGCCGAAACGGATCAATCGGTTGTCGTTGGTGCTCGCGGACGTTCACGCCAAAGGCGTTCTCTACGGCGCTGATTTCGATCGTATGGATCCATTGCCGCCGCTTCAGACCTACGGACCGAGGGACGCCGATGCGGTGTACCGAAGTTACGATCTCGACGGCGCGCCGTTCCCCGGCGCCTGGTCGACGGATGCGCGCGTTTGCCTGCAAGCGTCTGCGCCAAGACCTTGCACGGTGCTCGGCGTGACGTTGGACATGGAAACGGTTGAGCGCTGATCGGCTGCGCGCGGCGACGTCGGCTGATTTCCGGAAAATGTACGGGCGGCCGCCTATCCGGCGCGTACGCGCGCTGGCGGCGGTCGACGCGGAGGGGGGCTTGCTCGGCATCGGCGGCATCGAGCGCCAGCCGAGCGGCGCCTGTCTTTTTCTGGACATAGCCGAAGGCGTGGACGCCCGCAGGCATCGCCGGACGCTCATTCGCGCGGTCCGGCGCGTTCTGGGCTGGACGGCGCGCGACGAAGGCCGGGTCTTCGCCATACGCGATGCGGACCGGCCGACTTCGGCTGCATTTCTCGAACATTTCGGCTTCGCGCCATTGGGCGGAGCGCAGCTTCAGGAGGTTTGGATATGGGTGGGGCGATGATCCCGTTACAGATCGCATCCGCGGGTTTGACGGTGCTTGGGAAAGTTCAGGCGGGTCGAGCGGCGAATGCGGCAGCGCAAGCAGACGCCCGCAGGCAGGAGCAAATCGCCAGTCGGGAACGGGCGCTCGGTCAGCGCCGGGCGGAGGGTGCGAGGCGCGATATGCGTCGTGCGCAGTCGGACTTCCTGGCGCGCGCGGCGGCTACTGGCTCAGCGGCTGATCCAACCGCGCGGGCTCTGATGACCCGCCTCGAAGGCGACGGCGAGCTGAGCGCTCTTGAAGCGCTGGCCGAGGGCGAGGCGCGCGGTCGCGGCCAGGACTTTGCCGCCAGCCAAAGTCGCTTTCGCGGCAAGGAAGCGATGCGGAGTTCGAACCTTGGGGCTCTGTCGAGCGGATTGTCCTTCGCAGAAAAGTATGGGCCGCCAGCCTATGACCAATTGCAGTCGCTTGCCGACGATGCGGCGGCGAAGGCGGAGATCTGGACATGAGCGCGCGGATTTCTGACGCGCCAAGCGACCTCCGCTCCAAGTTGGATGACTCGCTGGAGCGCGGCGCCGTCGCCGTGCGCGGGGATCACCGGGCGTATGCCGCCGCGCTCGCAGAAGCGACGGCGCTGCTCAACGCGGACCGGAGCCTGAGTTCGACGGATCGCATTGCGTTCCAGCTTGCGATCATCGACCGCCTGGCGACGGCGGCCCTTCAAGGCGCGATCGATGCCGGCGGCGGGGATGTTTTGGCCGCCGCTCTTAGGGAAGGCCGCTTCGACGCCTTTCTGCAGCCGGAAAGCCGTGCGGACCTGCTTCGCGCCGCGGCCCTCTAGTCCATTCGCCCGCGAACGGGCTCATCCGTTAGTCGCAAGTGTCGGCCGTTCCTTGGAGCGGCCGCAGTCTTTTGGAGTGCAGGAATGGCAGATCTGTCGATTGATCGACTATATGGCGTTTCCAGCGGCCTCGCTATCAAAGCGCCCGTTCGGGCAGCGACGGCCGATGAAATCGTCCTATCGGGATTGCAGACCGTCGATGGAATTGCGCTCGCCGCCGGCGACCGTGTGCTGGTCAAGGCGCAGGCGGACCAATCCGAGCATGGCGTCTATCGCGCCGATACCGGCGCATGGACGCGCGCTGTCGATTTCGACGGGTCGCGCGATGTCGTCGGCGGCGTCCGCGTCTTCGTGCTGGAGGGCGCCACCAACGCCCTGACGGAATGGGTGCTGACGAACGTCGGCACCGTCGTGATCGGCGCGACAGAGCTGACGTTTTCGCTGCTGAACTCGGCCGCTTCGGCCGATGGACAGTGGACGGAGAGCCGGGCGACGGCGGCGGCCGGGCAATCGACCGTCGATGTCGCGTACGCCGTCGGCGCTGCGCTCGTGACGGTGAATGGCGCAGTGATTCCGTCCAGCGACTACGCGGCGACGAACGGCTCGACGATCGCCTTCGACGCGCCGCTGAGCTTTGGCGACGAGGTTGTGGTCTACAGCGTCAAGTCGGTCCTGGCGCTGCCCGCTATCTACACCGATACGCTCGGTCGCCTCGGCATCGGTCCCGGCCAGGACAGCCAGCTCGCGCAATACAGCACCGCTTTCGGCGTCGACGCCCTGTCGGGCGCCACATCAACACTGTCCGACGGCTCCGACCGGCTGACGGAGACGCCGGGTAATCCAGGCGAGATCGAGAAGGCGGATTTCAGCGCTGCGGTCGGTCATGGCGCCGGCGTGGACGCGAAAGGCCACGCAATGACCCTGATGGGCAATCTGGCTGGAGCCGATAGCGAAGGCTATGTCTCGACGGCTATCGGCCAAAAGAGCTTCTACACCGGAGCGGGCACCCATTTCAGCGGGTTGGGCTACAGGGCGGGCGAAAGCCTGGCGGGCGACCATGTCACCGCGCTCGGCTATGTCGCGATGGACTCCGCCGTCGCGGACAATTGCGTCGCCCTCGGCAACTTCTCCTATCGCTTTGGGTATGGCGACAAGAACGTTCTGCTTGGCCGATCTTCAGGCGAGGCGGCTTTGCTGGAGGACTCGGTCGGGGTGGGTTTCGCCGCGCTTCGCGGCTCGAACGCAACGGGCGTCGTCGCCCTGGGCGGCGATAATTTCGCCGGCATCGAGGTTACCGGCAATGCGTTCTCGATCCCGGCCTCGGCGATGGACGTAGATGAAAACCGGATCAATCTGACCGCGGGGACGGCCGCGTCGAACGGCTGGGCCGACGGCGCTTCGGTCGTGTTGAAGTGGGATGGCTCCGCGCTGACCAACCCGCCGGTCGGCCTCGGCGCAGTATCCTATTGGTACCGTTTTCAAGTTTCGATCGATGGAGCGAACGAACATCTGCTCCCGATCGGCATCGTCCTTGCGGAAAACGAGGCCGGGCCAGCTAGCGGTTCGGCGACGGCGACGCCCATCGACGGCGTATCTGCCGGCTTTGTCATCGGCAATGGCTTTGGCGTCTCGGCCGACAACGCAGGCGGGGTTCTCGCCGACGCGGACGAAGCGGAAACGATCAAGTTCGGGCTTGCGACGCGCCATACCGTCATCAAGCTCGGCGCGGCCGGCAACCTTCTCATCGCCGCCGGCGCGGGCAGCCCGGAAGGCGCGCTCGCGGCCGATGTCGGGTCGACCTACCACCGAACGGACGGCGGCGGATCGACATCTTTCTATGTCAAGGAATCTGGAACAGGCGCCGCCGGTTGGGCGGCCAAATAGGAGACGACGATGGCGTTTCTGGCGAAAATCTCCAATGCAGGCGTGACGACCGCCGCCAAAGCCTATGTGCGCGTGCGCTCCGCTGAGCTGACGCGCGCGCCGAACGGTTATGTCGCAAGCGCCATGATCGAAGCGCTTAGCGACAGCGAGGCGCCGACGCCGGCAGTGCGCCGCACGATCCACAATATTCCGATCGAAGAGCCGGGCGAGGCGTCATTCCTCAGCCAGATCTACGACGAGCTGAAAACCTTGCCGATCTTCAGCGAAGTGGAGGACGCCTAGCATGGTAGCCTCCCGCGGATGGGCGGCTAGCGAGCGGGCCGCTGGCGTCGTCACCTGGACGCAATATGGCGCAAAGGGCGACGGCGTCACCGACGATACCGCCGCGATCAACGCCTGCATGCTGGACGCCTACGTCAACGGTTATGCGGTCCATGTGGCGAACCCTGCCGTTTCCTATCGCATCACCGCGCCGGTGCATCTTTATGACGGGGCGAAACTGCGTGGGCAGTCGCCGGAAGCGACCAAGGTATTTTGCGACCGGACGAGCGGCCTCTACCCACAGAACAGCGAGAACGGCCACACGTCCGATTGGCTCATCGAGGATATCCAGTTCAATGGAAACGACGATGTGGCGACCGATGGAGCCGATCACGTCGGCCTTTGGCTGAAGAACTGCACCAGGTTCGAATGCAATCGCGTCGATGTCCGGGGGTTCACGGACATGGTCTGGCTTGACGGACGCATCAACGCCAACGGCAATCGCAGCACTGGCACGGGCGTGTTTCGCGATTGCCGGATCGAAACCAACAACGCGAACCCGCAGAAGAACCCGCTGAACAACTATCCGCGCCGCCTGGTCCGCTTCCTCTCCGAGCAGAACGGGCAAGGCGGTTCGGATGGGGTGACGTTCATCAACTGTCGGATCTACGGCGAGCTGCTGGCGGACAGCCGGCGGTTCTCGGGCGATGGCGCGACGGACGTATTCGCGTTCGGCGCGATCAAGTCCGGCAAGCTGTTGACCGATGAGACCCATCTCGTGGTCGAGACAACAGAGGCGGCGGGCGGCGACCGGCTGCGAAAGCGCGTCGGCGTCGATTTCACGGTTTCGGGCGTCGACACCAACACGCCGTCGATCGATTTCGGCATTTCGTCGCCGCCGCCGGCCATCCCTCTGTTGGCGACGACGGGGGATGGCGCCACGAAAAGCTTCAGATTGGGCGCAAGGCCGACGTTCGGCGAAGGCGACGGCGGCCGGGATGTTTCCGCCTCTGTCGACGGAAGCGCCCAGGTCCCTGGGGACGACTACTATATCGTCGATGCGAATGGCGGCGATTTCGCGATCGCGTCCGTCGATTCGAGCGCCGATACGATCGTCATCGGCGAGCGGGACATCCAAGAGTTCCTGAAGGCCGACGGCGTCACCCTCGCGACCGGCCGCCTGGTGCGTTTCTCCACTACCGGAACGCTTCCCGGCGGACTGTCGGCAGGCACGGACTACTATGCGACCGGGATCGACCTTGTGAACGGCGCGTTCAAGGCGGCGGCGACGTATGAGGACGCCGTCGCCGGTTCGCCGAGCGTAGTCGATCTAACGGACGTGGGCTCCGGCGTTCACAAGGTCGAGCTGCAGAACGCAATCGAGTTCGAAGCGGCGCCGGGAGTTGCTCTCGCGATCGCCGTCAATGACATCAACATGCGGGTCAAATGGGTCGATCCGAACGTGGAGACCTGCGTCGAGCTTTCCAAAGGCTGCCAGCGGATCGGCTTCATCTCCTGCAAGATCGGCGGAGGAAAGTACGGCATCGACTTCGCGGACGGCCGACGAAGCATCTTCATCGACAACTATTTCCAGATTTGCGAGTACGCGGTCCGCTTCGGCAAGGAGGCCGAAGATTGCCAGGGCGTCGGCTATTCGGCGAGGACGGATTCCAACCTGGTCGAGGCGTTCGCGCTGGACGAGGCGGACAGCCAAAGCAACAGCTTCGATAACTTCCTGCCGCGGGACGTTTCGGCGCGCGAGCAAATCTGGTTTCGAAACGAGGTTACCGCGGCCGACGATGCGTCGGGTCGGATACAATGGTCCGCGGATCAGCTCAGGGTCGAGTCCCGGCCCGCCGCCGGATCGGTCGCCTTGCGCGCCAATGGCGAGACGATGCTGATCGTAGACGCCGCATCGGACTATGTCGAAATTCGGGATGCGGACGGGAACGCCATGTGGCGTTCCGGCGGTTCCGGCGATCTGACCCCACGTGGAGCCAGCGGCGCTCAAAGCTTGGGCGACGCCACGCATGTTCTGAAGCTGGTCTTCGCGAGCGGTTTTCTGCTGACGGACGGCGTGACCGCGCCAACGGCTGCGGCCGGTTTTGGCCAACTGTTCATCGATCAGGCGGACGGCGATCTGAAGGTCATTTTCGGCGATGGCGTGATCAAGACCATCGCCGCCGACACCTAAGAATCTTCCAAAAATCAATCGGAAAGGGCCTGAAATATGGCGACTGCCCCCTATAGCCTGGCGCCCGAACGGAGCGACCCGCCGATCGGGCGCGGCGACTCCTATACGTTCGCCTGGACGTTGACCGATGCGGACCCGGATGGCGAGCCGATCAAGATCGGCTCCAACATCGTCGACATCACTTTTCAAGCCAACGGAACGTTCGATGGCGCGACCCTTGTCATCGAAGGCAGCAATGATGTGGAGAGCTGGCTGCCGCACACAAACCTGGATGGGGCGGCGATGTCCTACGATACCGCGCCGACTTCATTGCAGGCGCCGCGTGAGCTCGGGCGTCGCATTCGGCCGAATTCGTCCGGCGGCGGGGGCGCGCAAAGCATCGTCGTGACGGCGACCTTGCGGATCGCAAACTACTAAGGCGGCCAGATGACCTATCGAATGATGCACAGTCGTATTCTGGGCGGTCGCCGTCTGGCCCAGCTAGGCGGCTCCGCGGAGCCGGATACGACCGCGCCCACGCTCTCCGGCCCGACAGACATGGCTAACGGGAGCGATGGGGCGACGGTCGCGGTTTCGACGAACGAAGGCAACGGGACTCTCTATTGGGTCGTCACGCAAAGCGGGACCGGCCCGAGCAAGGCGCAGGTGAAGGCCGGGCAAAACCATCTGGGGGCGGCGGCGGACGCTCTGGGTTCAGAGCCGGTGGGTTCCATCGGCGCTCAGGCGGCGGCGCCGACAGGGCTTGTGGCGGAAACGTCTTACTTTGCCCATTTCCTCCACGAAGACGTCGCCGGCAATCAGTCCAACGTTGTGAGCGCCGACGGCTTTACGACCGGCTCTGTCGGAAGCGGCGCGTGGGTCCCCAGCGATGGAGCTGACACGCAGCTCTGGCTCAAGACCGACGATGACGGCGGCGCCGAAACCTATCGATCCGTTCGAACGGATTCAGGGTCGGACTACCTGACGAACCTTTATGACCAGATCGGTTCCGATGAGTTCTCGCAAACCACCGGCGCAAAGCAACCGGTCATCGCCGGCGCCGGATCGGCCGACGACGACAATGGCAACGACGTGCCGGAATGGCCGTTGCTCGATTTTCTGGCTGGCGCCGACACCTCTTGGGGAACCACGAGTTTGCTCGCCGATACCGGCGAGGCATGGTCGATCGCCTGCGCGGTCCGCGTTCCGAGCGGTCGATCCAACCACGCATGTCCGTGGGGCATCCATACGGACATCGCTCGGATCGGTTTGCGAATATTCGTGAACGGCGCGATCGAAGTGCCGAATAGGGGCGCCTTCCCCAGCCCGGTCGGGCTCGGCGCCGGGACCATCCAAGACGATACGTGGCATGTGATCGTCGTCGATTTCGACGGAACGGATATCAACGTCCGCGTCGATGGCGGCGTTTCGACAGCGACGTTCGCGCCAGGCGGCGGGTCTCCTGCACTGGGGCCGATGCTGTATGGCGCGCGAAAGAGCTCCGCCACGAATACCCAAACCATGCTTGGTCGAACCAGCGACCTGATTGTGAGCGACGCGAGCTACGCATTCAGCGGCGGCGATGAGGGCGAAAAGATCGAGGGCTACCTGGCGCACAAGGTCGGCGCGACCTTGGACAGCGGCCACACTTACTTCGCCGCGCCGCCTTAGGAGATCCTGACGATGAGCTTCACGCATTATCGCACCTTCGCGGACGAGGCGTCCGCGAAGGCGGCGAACGCCGAAATCGAACTTGCCAAGGGCATCCCTTCGGCAGGCGGCGCGACTTTGCGATGGTCCGACGTCGAAGAGGCGGAGGACGGACGCTTTCTAATCGCGAGCCCAGATCGATCGGGCGAGCCGGTCGGTTTGGTCGTCACCAAAGAAGCGGCGGCCGAAGCGGCCGGCGACGCGGCGGCGGCTGCGAAAATTGCGGCGCGACGGCTCGCCCGAAGGGATCGGCCGGATTTTGACCGAGGTCGATTGCCGGACGCATGAGGGGAGGACGAAATGAATGCTGAAGAAGGCGAACGCCTCGCCCGTCTTGAAGAGCGGGTCGACGTTCTGGTGGATAGCAACAAACAAATGGCGGAAACCCTAGGCGCCATTAAGACCGAGCTGTCCGAAATCCGCGGCGCCAGAAAGTTTGCGCTCGCGGTGATGGGAGCCATCGGCGGCATCGGCGCGCTTGGCGGCGGCGTCGCCGTCTACTTCCTGAAGCCCCTGGGCCTCGCGCCGCCGCATCCGTAGTCGGCCCTATTCGGCGGCGCGGCCGAATGGGCCGACGTTACTTCATGCATCGCTATTCGCGCGGCGGCTGGCCCTTCGGTCGACGAATGCGCGCGCGTTCCGAGAGGATTTGCCCAATGAGTTTGTTCGGACCCATGTTTGGCGGCGGCGTCGCCGAGCCGATAGCGGCGGTCGGCGCCATTGTGGACGAGTTGTTCACTTCGGACGAAGAGCGCCTCGACAAAGAGGAAGCCCTGCTGCGTCTCGCCCAGCGGCCGGCTCTGGTGCAAGCGGAAGTCAACAAGATCGAGGCGCAACATCGCAGCGTATTCGTCGCTGGCTGGCGGCCCTTCGTCGGCTGGGTCTGCGGCGCTGCGCTCGCCTACAGCTTCATTCTGCGGGATCTCATTTCCTGGGCCCTTGTCGCGGCGAAAGTCGATGTGGAAGCGCCGCCTGAACTCGCCATGGAACATCTTCTGACGGTTCTTCTGGCGCTGCTGGGACTTGGCGGCTATCGCACCTTCGAAAAGATCAATGGGAGGGCGAAATGAGGCGCAGAGACCTTCTGGTGCGCCGGCGGCTCCTGGCCCTGAGTCTCGGGCTTTGCATCGGCGCGGCGATCGCCGCCCGGCCCGCCGACGCCGTTCAATGTGCGCCGCGCGCGAAGATCGTCGCCGCCTTAAGCAAACGTCACGGCGAGCGGCCCATCTCTATCGCCATGACGAACGATGGTCGGGTATTGGAGCTTTGGGCGAACGCCGACGGTCCTTGGACGCTCCTGATCACTACGCCCCACGGCGTATCGTGCATTCAGGCGTCCGGCGCGATGGCCTGGGAAAACCTACCGCAAGGCGATCCGGTCTGA